ATAGCATACAAGGTATCCAGCAATAAAAGCAGGTATAAGTAGTAGTAAGTTTGTCATATTATAAGTATACACTAAGGCCCAGTCTTTGTAAAGTCCATTATATGATACAATATAACTGTATACTAAGATATTTTAGGAGAAAAATGGAATACTGTGATCATGATAACAAAAAGCCATATGTTTATGGATATATGACTAGTGATTTTATAAAAGAGAGTTGGGATGGGCACTCTTATTACGGAGGAATGCGTCACTCTGACGGTCTTCCAACATTTTTTTGTCCAGATTGCTTGGAAGATTTGTTCGAATAGTTACAAGAGCATCATTAATAATCTTATCCCTGATTCTTTTAATCTTTCTTTCAAACTTAGATGTATTTGGCTTTTTTGATTTTCTCTTAAGATTCTTTTTATGTCTTTTTTGACTCAAGATGCCTCATGGTAATTGTTACAATGTTTTTTGCATACACCAGTAACGACATAGTTGTCACCTTCTTTAACCAAGTCATTATACTCAGCAGTCTTTTCGCAATAGAAACATTTTTGTGCCATACTTTATTATATCATATCTAATCTGCAGCATAAATAATTGCAAAGTTATTGGTATATATCATCTTTAGACCATACATGACCATCAAATGGTGTCCAGAAAATGCATAATTGTATATAACTAAAGACTTATTTTTCTTAATGTTTTCTATATTGTTATCTAAAAAGTCTATCATGACATTGTTACTAAATGGATTAAACATAAACACATGAAGTTGTTTGTCTGGCAAGATGTAATCTGATCCAGATCCATGAATTATTTCTAATCTTTCATCATTTCTTGCTAGGTCAACCAATTCTTTTTGTATCTCAAGGCCCATTACATTCTTGTACCCAGCATCTATGCCAATCTTTAGTACTTCTCCAAGGCCACAGCCAATGTCTATTAGTGTGTTACAGTAAGAAAACTCTAAGGCTTTGCCAAGAAGTTCTTTTGTCATCTCTGGCTCACTTGCTTGATATGCAAACCAGTCTTTGTTCTCTGGTATGTGAGTTCTTTTTCTAATATCTGGTAGTTTGTCTGGGTAGAGGATCTTTATATCTTGCAGGGTAAAAACAAAGTTAAACTTATCTAACTCATGTTTAACACAACCAGTCTTACCAAGCCAACCATGCATCGTACCAATAGTAAACCAATAGTCTACATCATCTACGCTTGAGAACTTGGTGTCGTATATGTCTACATCATCATAAGAAAAGTCTTCAATGTATCCACCAATAACACATTCATTTGAGTTAGATGGTTTTAGGATACTTTTGTTTACCGCAAAGCCAAGCCACTCTTCTTTAGTTAGGTTTAGATCTTTATTCAAAGTCGACCTGAGATTCAAACATTTTAGTCATATAGTTATCGTCTCCCCTTGCTATTTGAGCAGCAGCAATACGCATGCCCAAAGCATTTGTTTTTGATGGTTCAATGGGCAAAGCCTCAATAGCCCTTGCAATTTCTTCTCGCAAAATCATTTCGTCTATACTCATATACCAATTATACAGGTTCGGCGGATGGATGTCAAGTTTTTAAAGTTCGGCGCAAAATAGAGATACTTAAACAACCCTACGAGTCTTGCGACTCGCTATCTGTTTCTTTATCCCAATATGCCTTACCAAACTCATCATAATCATCCCAACCAGAGCCAGACATGTCTAACTTCATCTGATCTAACTCTTCTCTCCAAGCATCCATATCTATGGTGTAGTATGTTCCCCACCACTCATAGGGCTTATTAAGATACTTCCACATTTTTGCGTGGTACTTATAGGCAAGGCCATGCTCTTCATCCTCATCCATATTAACACACTTAACTAAATGATTACCAGCATAGCCACCAAGAAAATTTCCTATCCATCGTAAAGGCCATATCTTAGTTCTTTGTGTCTTTGTCGAATGATTTATCATCCTTAGGCACCCACACTTTCTTTCCATCTTTCCAGATAGGCCAGTAACCTAGGCTACGCCAATCCATCTGTGCAATCTTAGGCTCTTTCATCGCTCTCCCATATAACTAGACACTTAGTACATTGTATACCATCCTCACGCATATACCAAGTATGCTGACACTCTTTCTTAGCCTTAGGAGAGTTCTCTTTCCTTAGCCTTCTGGTAGTGCCATTTCTTACCTGTGTTCTAAACTTTCCATTTGGATCATGTACATGGCAAAGATCAACGGTACGCCAGTCATCAACATAAATTGGGCATGGCTTTTTCTTTTTCGTAATGGCACTACAAGATCTCATTGTCTATGTCTTTTCTTATTTCCATAGCGAGACTTAACATCAGCCTTAGCCTGATCTACAATGGCTTTCGTAATCTCTTCAACACTAAACTCTTGGTCGAAGGTTTGTTCAGTATCCATTTAAGCACTCATTTCTACTGTGGTATAGGCGAATCTTTGTCAATATTTTGCGGGACGGACCAGATAAAGGCTCTTTGCAAGCACCACAGGTATAAGACCATTCACCGCTAAAAAAGTCATAAACAGCACCCTTAGCGTTAGCATACTTCTTGGCTACAAAGGTTTGGAATGGATCAGGTATCTCAAGATTTCTTAGCACACCAAATCCAGTCATCTGTCATAGTCTGATGTGTATCCCAGAATAAAGGATCTTTGACTTCCATCTTACACTTTACACACTCTTTAGGCTTCACTCTTCACGCCTCCAGTGTAGGTATGACTTAAGATAAACTGCTGCATAGGCAAGTGCGCTAAATATAAAGCCATATTGGTTTGTATATAGGGCATAGGCTATCCAAAGAACTTCGTTGAATAGGAGTACAAACCATCCCCAAATGGTCTTACGACCAACAAAGAAGATGCCTGTGACTCCAATGACAGCGAGCACCCACGAGGCATACTCGCTCATAAATAGTTGCATATATCCAGTATACCTTAAGTTGAGGGTTTAGTCAAGTTTAGAAACAAACTGAGCAGCCATCTTCAAACCCTTAACCAGTCCATCATGGTAGTCTTGGTTCTTAATTACTTTAGCAGTGTCCCAAACCTTGTAAGATTCTTTATTTAATAGGTCAGATATCTCTTGATTAGTCATACTTCAAGTATATCCAATTTTGCACGGTATGTCAAGTATAATAGAGTAATGACCCTACTATACATCCTATACAGCCCAGTATACAAGGCTGTCAAGATAGGGATATCTGATGTCTCAGGCAAGAGGTTTGCAAGCCATAGGACCAAAGGATGGATACTCGTCAAGTATTGGTATTTTTTCGAACGGGATAAAGCGAGAACAGTAGAAACCCTAGTACTAAGAACACTAAGGGCAAAGCATGGTTATTTTCTAGATAAGGCGGATATGCCACAAGGGGGCTATACGGAGACATTTGATGCTAGTAAGATCACTAGACGAGGTTTGATCCGTATGGTCAACAAGGCTATAAAGGAGACTTGATCCCCTGGCATTTTGGACATTGTTTAGTAGGGTTTGGAGTTTCATATGATACCTGGAACATACCACCACAGTCAAAGCATAGGACATTTAGCATAGTTATAGTATAGCAGTTATCCACAGGTTGTGAGGTTTGGGAGATATATTGTTAGGTTCGTAATGTCTGGTTTGTAAGGTTTTGATCATAGTTATCCACAGGTTTATCCACAGATAAATGTTACTGATTATTTAATTAGATAGTCTAGAAGTGGAGTAAAGTGGAGAGTAGTGGAGGATAGAGCGCTTTTATAGAAGGCGTCGTAATCTTCTTACGGCCAAACCTCCATATCCCAAACCTTCAAACCTTCTTACCACATATTCCCGATATTGTCAAACCTTCTTTCCCATAGTAAGGTTTGGGCATTATACATGCAAAACCATGGTTTGTCAAGTCCTTCTATGCATGAATATGCCCATAAAATTCATATGAAATTTGTTCGAATTTGCTCAGAAAATAAAGAAAACCTTTATAAAATTATATAAAGGTTTGGATAATATTCTAAAACTCTGGGAAAAATAATCAAGGGTTCGTAATCTATTCTATAGAGGGTTTTATACTATAGAGGTTTGTTATCAGGTAGTGTTTGATTGTATACCTTGCCTAATTCCCGCCCGATTTTGGTGGGATCTAATGCTTCAAGATCTGCTTCAGCAAAAACGCCAGATGCCTTGGTGAGCGGGGGCGCTAAAAATTCGGGGGTGAATGAAAAGAATCTACCCAAACCTATAGTATGAGTAATACCTACAAAACCATTCCACATGTTATCGGAGAATGCCTGATATTGTTTAGGATATTGTTTTGCATAGTTTGCAAAGTGTCTTGGACTCATATCTTTATTATAACACCAAATATAAAGGTTTGACAAACAAGGTTTGATATGGTATAAGCCATGAATGGGGAAAGGTTTTTGTGCTACGTAATCTTTTTTTGAGAAAGATGGTTTGTCCACGATTGGGGAAAAGAAAAGCCTCTTCGTAATCTTATTTTGAGAAATATAAGGTTTGAGAGGTTTGTCCGATATGTCCGATTTGACGTCCTGAGACGTCCCATAACCCCAGGCTTTTGTCAAGCCCAGGGATCAAGGATAATCTTGTTACTCTTCTTCGTCTGGTGTTGAGTTCTTCTTCTTGTTGTGAGCAAAGACCAAGATAGAACCAAGGTTCTTATCTGGAAGCACAGAGTCAATCTCTTCCTCTGTAACATTAACTAACTCTAGAAACATCTTGAATGTTTCAGTAATCATCTCTTCACCAATAGGTGTAAGTTCTTTAATCAAACCTTCTGCCACCATGTATGCCATTGGACAACCTAGGTCGTTGTAATCCATGAATGCCGAGAAATCTTCATCATTACGGAACTCAATCCATAACTGACCAATCGCTCCAGCCTTATCTGCAAAATCCATTTATAGTCTACCCTTCATCTCTGCCATTAGTTTATCATACTCTTCTTGTGCTGTCAAGGCTAAAACATCAAATCTATGAAACACGATTGTGGGCATGTTTCTTACTAGATAGTATCCAACCCGTTCTAGGTCTATGGAGAAATCTTCTGTAAGAAGTTTTGCCAACTGCTCTGCTTTTCTTGACTCTTTGTTATGCTCTGCTTTCCGTCTTACTGAATACGCCATAGTCCCTCCTCTCTTCCATTATACCGCAAAAGTTAGGGGGAGGCAAGCCCCACGCTTACCCCCACCCTTAGGCACAGTCTGACCCTAGATCTATGCCTGCTCAACTAAAACTGGTAGATATGCATCCATGAATTTATCAAACGGTACCGAAACTCTATCAGTAACAGTATTGGTAGTGAAGTCGACTAGTACTGTAAGGTCACCTAGGTCAAGGGACCCGTCATTGCTAATAGCGTAAATACCAAAGCCTGTCTCCTCTAGAATGCTGTCTTGCATAAGATAACTAATGATCATCCGTGTACCATATGCAGAATCTTGCCAGCGGGGTTTTGCATGCTGCAGCGCCATTGCTAGGTCCCGCTGCCACTCAGTCTCACCCCAATGGCTGTATAGAGCAACCATAGGGCCCTGCTCACTGTCTTTGAATACGTAGTTAATCCGTGCTCCCATTACTCTTCATCCTTCCAAGATACAATTGATAGTTGGTTTAATACTTCTCTGCAGAGGTCCTCTTCATTGTCTGATTCCGCCTCGTATCTAAAATTCATGTAGTCGCCTGTTGGCTCAAAGATTACTTCTACTTTGTATGTTGACATTACTTACCGTCCTTGCCTAAATCAAACCAAACATCTTTTAGCAGTTCAGGGTCTACTAGTACTTCGTCTACTTGCTCATTTTCTTTCATTGGGTCTCCTTTTTCTATTTGGGTCATTTCTTCAAGTGTAGCACAATTTGGGCATTTTTCCAAATCGGCCTCATCAAACTTATCTCTGATAGTATTATCAGGGTCTTCAAACTCAGCCCCACAGTTTTCACAGTAGAACCAATTGTAACTAACTCGTACCTGAATGGTCACATTATCTGGGCAAGGTTTATCAGTGATAAAATAACCAAGCCTATTAACAAAGCCCCAACCAGACCAGATATAACTTCCACCGTCGTCTCCGTCCCCATACATCCATATCTTATTAGCGTCTTGCTGCTTTACAAACTCAACCTCGTCGCCGTAGGTCTCAAACATAATGCCACCCTCGCCATTGTCAAATGAGGCATTTGTATCTATATGATTAACGATTGGCTTGTAGGTCTCACACCACTCGTCAAAGTCCATTTCGATAAACTTATCCATTGTTCTTTATCCTGTCACTGAGAGCAAATGCTAGTTGATAAGTTAATGCATAGACATGGGCTAATGCGTCGCACTGGCCTTCCCAGTACTTACGCTCCATAGACTCCATAGCGTCTGAGTAGTCGTTGTCTTCTTCAATCTGTTGTGCCTCAAGGAATTCCTTTTCGGCCTCAAGCATTAAGTTCTTGAGTTCACCATGGAGTATGTCAGTGCCTGACTCTCCTAGGTCAATGAGTCTTTGCAGTCTTGGCTCTAGTTGTGTTGTTTCCATTACTCTATCATACCCTGAGCCACTGACAAAAGGTGGGCGGTAGCGATAATCTGACCATTAGTAGAGATATCTTCAATCTCTAGCATACGGTAGTCATCATCCTCATAGTTAGAATAAGCATCCATTTGCTTTTCAAGGTGAGCAGAGTCTTGTTCAAGACTGAGCAGGTGTAACTTCATATATTCTATAATTGTATTCATATATTAATTATACGGGTTCGAGTCGATTTTGACAACTGTACGGGGTGTGACCTTGCTCACATCTGTAATGATCGGTTGATAGGCTTCTTCATAACTAATATAGTTTAACATCCTACCACAAGGGCATCTCATTTCGACAACTCCCAGGGGAAATCCAAAGTCATCCCTAGCAGTAAACTCAACCAGGGCATCACACTCATCAGGATCACAAACAAAGGTATACCTACTCCACATATTAGTCCTCTATGTATTCTACTGAGATGTTACCCAATACTTCATCATACTTTACCATAGTGTCTATGTCCTCAGCAAAGCGAGCCATTAGATAATCTACTTTATCTTCAGTGCTCATGTCAGGGGGACCATAGAGTTCAAACCCTATATCATTAGACATAGCATCATCTATATCAATGGTTTGTTCAAGACTGATTCTAACTTTCATTAGTCAAAATACCCTTCTGCCCATAGGCCATCAAAGAAAGACATAGCCTTCTCCAAACCATCTGTTATCTCATCAGAGAGCCTACCTGATTTGATAGCGTCTTCCATAGCATCTGTCATTACTGCAATATCAGTTTCAGTATAGCCTAACATTATCCTACCTCAATCCCTGCATACTTAGCAATAGTGTTTAGTGTAGTGTGGATATGGCAGTCACAATCGATACCGCCCATATTCTCCTCAAACTCAAGGTGAGAGAAGTTGTCGTCATAGATTTCGTTTATAAGGTCATTTATTGTGTTCATGCATTTATCATAGCACTAGGCACTGACATCTTGGACTGCCACAGGGAACAGTTCCTATCTAGTCTGTCTCCAAAGACACGGACATAGTCTGCAATGTCTTCTGTTTGATCTGTTAGACATTCCTTAACGGTATCTACTGATATAAATACTCTTCCATTCCATAGACCCATTTGGCCAATGTTAGTTGGTACTTCTAGACATCCATAAGTATCTTGCTCCCAGCCCACTCCTTCTGAACAAACCAAGGCGTACTTGTTGTCTCCAAAGACATTGGTTTCTTCGAGGGTAATGAACAGTAGATTATCTACAGTACACTCACTAAAGTCATTACTATACTGTAGGCGATAGATATTATTTGCAATTGTGGCTAACTTTTTACCGTCAACGATTTGACCGATATATCCTTTTGATCTGTCTCTCATGGGGTTTTCCTTTTTTAGTGGGTTATATATTAATTATCGCATGGTTTGGGGAAAAAGTCAAATCTATCGTAAAGAATTTTTGGGTAAAATATCACCCTATCGTAAAGTTATTTAGTTAAAAATCTCATGTGATGTAGGTCACAGGGGACGTCCCAAATTTTTATACATTGCGTTGCATATTTATTTACTTGCGATCCGTATGGGACTTGAACCCATGACCTCCACCGTGACAGGGTGGCGAACTAACCAACTATTCTAACGGACCAAATGGTGAGCAGTTTTTATTCTTGCTCAGGAATTTTTTTATTATGCGAGAGACATTACATTCTGCACAACTTTTAGTAAGCGATTTTTTTCTGCGTTGATAGCAGGGTCAAATCCGCTTGCGCTTGCAAGGATAGATTCGTTAGAACCACCACGAGCAGAACGATACCAGTCAAGGCGTTCGGTTAGTGCATTGAAAGCACCCCACGCATTACCCGCAATCATTCCATTGAATTCACCAGTGTAAATATCGTTGATAACATCAACTTTATTTTCCCACTTCTTTAGTGAACCCTTAGAATCCTTTTCAGGCTTAGCGTAAGCAGCAAGAATGATGTCGTTGAATTGCTTAGCAGAAACTTCTTTCTCAATCATGGACTTAGCCATAGTATCAAATTCGTCCATGTAAGCATTAGCAAGACCAAGAGTCTCACGAGCAATCTGCACTTTACCATTTGCAGTTTGTGTGTGGCGAATCTTGAATGATTGCTTGATACCCTTATTCTTCTTACGACCTACGCCACCAAGCGCAAGATTGAGAGTGTTAGCGCACACGACACGAACGGGTGTAATGCTTGCTTGAATAGCGATTGAGCCATCGTGTGATGTGTTGATGAGCAAATAAGTTTTTACCTTGTCTGCAACACCATTAGGGTCAAGAATTGTTTCACGCTCTAGTGCTAATGCACCGAACACGACACGACCACCCTTGATTGAGCCAGCAGTCTCCCAACGACCTCCGCCGTCAAGAATGTTATCACCGAATGAGAATAAATCTTCATTCTGCAAAACATGGTATCGCTCACCAACTACACCAAGAATATCGGTTTGTGTGTTGTCGGTAGGATTTGTACGCAAGACATATTGGTATGCCTTGTCACTTGTGAGATGTGTAGGGGTTTCCAAATCCTCAAGACGAACATTCCAACCATTGAGGTTTGCAGCCTCTAGCATTTCTGCGGTTGTTTTTTCTTCTGTGAATACGGTACCCAATCCATGCCAAGCGGGTTCACGGAAAGACGCAAAAGATGTTTTTCCGTTTTGAGTTTCTAGGTCATGTGCCATAGGTTGTTTTTCCTTTTCTGTTTGTTTGTTAGTACAATCATAACACGAGCCACTGACAAATGCAAATCGGGATAGTTAGATATGGATAAATCGGACATTGTGGTAAAGATCACTCTTCGTAAACGGCGTGTCGACTTGACAATGACTGGTCGGCGGGACGTCCCAAATTTTGAGGGATTTTAAAAATGAGCAGTTTACGTACAGACATGCTCAGGTCTTTTATTAGTAGCCCCCTACTAAATGTCAACTCTATCAATTGAGGATGATAGATATGAAATTGAATCTGAATTGTAGTCTACAGTATCAAAATCAATATCATGAATTGCATTCTGTGCATCCTCTTCAGTGCGAGCATTTACGGTAACCGAATACATGACTGTGACTTCAACTTCGAATTCTTTCGTTAGTTCAAATCCACAGATGTCTGCAATTTCTTCTGCATCTGATTCATCAATGGTGCCGTGCTCAAGGGCCCCAAGGGTCCACTCTTGCATTGCTTCAACGATACGATTCTTATCTGCAGACTCTGCATATGAGCGCTGCGTAACCTTAGAGATGTGCTCCTCTAATTCTGTAACACGCAATGTTGCTTTGGCTAGTGAGTCACGAAGAAAGTCTTCTGTGGCATTCACTACTGTGTTTGTTGTTTGGTCCATGGGGGCCTCTTTCTGTTAGTTTGTTTAATTTAATTGTACACGAGACCACTGACATTTGTCAAGGACCCTTGCGGGGAGCCTTTTTGGATCATGCTCAGGATGTCTGCTTCTTTAGGCCTGCAGGAGCCTTGCTCTATAGTATTTCTATCATCGCCCTAATCAGCCTGGCGAAGGATCCCCAGGGGACACTTGCTATAAATAGCGTGGAACTCAGGGGATAATGAGTGGGGCTTTTACACCCCACCCAATCTCACTTAGAGATAGCGAGCAACCGCATTGTATGTGGAAGTATTTACAACTTCCTCATCTGTCATTTTGAGGATACGAATTGCATTTTGCATTTCCTCTTTTTGCTCACGATAAGTGTGCTGATGGATAGTTTCGTGTTGCTTCTCAGGTTCAGCAGGGAAATTGCTTTCGCTACCAATAATGTCGAAGTCAATGTTGAGGGTCTTGTTCCAAGAACGGAAGTTTGTTCTAATGTTCTCAGCCTTTGAGAAATTAGCAATAGCGAAATCTGCTAACTCTTTCTGCCAAGCCTTGTATAGAAGTTGGTACTGTGCTTCCTTTTGTTCTTGTGATGCGTAGTCTGACTCTAGTTTTGCTAGTGCAGACTCTAGTGCGGTGATTACTCGTTGAGTAGGGATTTTTACTGAGATTGCTTTGCCTCTTGCCATTTGTTTTTGTTTCCTTTTCTGTTAGTGGGGGTGTTGAGCCTTTTTGGAACTTGCTCAGGTTCGTTCTCGCCCCTTATTTATAGTGCCTGTACGCCCGACACTTAGTAATTAGATTACTTAGCCGTCCAAGTTGTGTAGCGTGGCTTGCCATCTACATCTAACTTTACTCGGACATTTCCGTTAGCCTGTGGTGTAATCTCTGTGATTACTCCGCTAACCTTTGACTTCTGTGTCGTGAAAGTATCGCCGACCTTGTATGTTGCTGTATTTACTGCCATTTGTTTTTTCTCTTTTCTGTTAGGGGTTGTTATTTGGTTATACCTAAGTATAACATTTTGCTTGTAGAAATGTCAAATCCATTTCGACATTTTCTCACATTTTGAGATTACTTAGAGGTCTTTACCATAGCAAATCGGTGTGCGCCGTTTGCCAAGCGTAATGAAACTCTAGTTAGTTTAGCATTGACAGGGGTGAAATCGCTAATGCGTCCCGTAATGCCTGTTTTGCTGGTTGTGAATAAATCACCAATTTGGTAAGTGTATCCGCCTAGTGTCATTTGGGTCTTGCCTTTCTGTTGTGGGGGTTTTGCTTATAGTATAATTTTAGCATAAAAATGTCATAAATCCTAATCCAAATGACATTTTCTAGTGTGATAAACCCCACATTTTTTATGCGTGTCGTAATTTGACAAATCAAAGATTTTGCGACGTCCCCATTTTTCAGGGGATCATCACCAACCACCACCACCTAATAAACTTATTAGTAGTATTAGCATTATCCAAAAATAGAATGCAGTGCTCATTTATTTTTTACTCGCAGAGAATATGATATCACTCTTAGAGTATACACAAAGTGAGCATGAAACGCAAGCGCTACCGTTAGTTGAGATAAGTGGAATTTGTTTATTATTCTCAGGACACTTAGCAGCAGGTCTGCCTATCATTTCTTTTACATCGGCTTGACCAATAGCAAAGTTCTTAGCAAGGTATGCCATACGTACGCCACTATTAATTTTTAAGTCAACGGCGGTTTTTACATTCTCACTATCTGCAGAGAAGTACAATGATAGATTAGATACATCCTTAAGTATAAGTGCAGCAGACTTAACACGGGTATATACCCAGAATTGAATATCAGGATTGTTATTGATTACATTCTTCCATGCATGAGTGTATATATCATTAAAGAAATCTCCGTCCCAATGGATACGGAATAGCATAGGGGCGTCTTTCTTTACACAGTCTGCACGGAAATCGTTAATCATTTCAGTTAACAGTGTCTCCATAGTTAATTGATCGGCGTCCTTAAGTAAGGTCCAATTGTGTAAGAGGTTAGCCTTTACGCCTTTGAAGAGTTTTTCGAGTTTTCCTGCATAGCACACGCTTTCACATACGCTAGTGGCACCAGGGCACGAGAAAGCCTTTCCAGCAGGTAGTCCAAAGGTATTTGCGATTGCGGCTTGCTTTCCATTTTTTGTGACAAGATTAGCCACCTTTCTATCATTAGAGCGTTTAAGTTTAAGTGTATCAGTAGTCAAGGCCAAGACTCATTTCTAGAGCAATGTCTTCGTTATAGTGGACAGACATTTCTTCTAGTAAGCAATGAGTGCATTTATCTTCATATGCGTCTACCGCATTTTCTTTGCATGAGGGGCATACAGTTGCATAGTATTCATCTAGCATTTCATCGTTTTCGTAGGTCATGGGCTATTCTCCTTTTTGTTGATATTTATATTGTAACAGTTCGGACTGACATTTCTTTCGATTGTAAGCCCTTTTAGAAGGCACGGCAGAGGCAGCGTTGCTACGGCGTAGTTCCATAAGCCTGCGGAGTTCCTCATTTGTTTTCTTCATATAACAATACTAACACACATATCATAAAAATGTCAAATCCTGATCGTGTGATAAAAATCACAAAAATTTTTGCCCAGAATCGGGGAAAATAAAATAAACTATCTTAAAGAAATATTTAAAGGGTTACTCATGAGTAGCACATAGTTATCCACAGGATATACACAGACACGCCCGACTGCGGGACGTCCCATTTTATGCGGGGAAGTGCATAAAAATAGTTTTACTTATTCATCGTAGTCAATAAAAACATACAATGGAATAGAATCAGTATAAGCAAATTGAATTATTTCTAATTCATCAAATTCATTTTTTACTTGTACATCGTAGTTATCTCCAGTAGAATCACTTTCAATAAAAATAACTTCAAGAATGTCATTGTTTACTTTTATTAAATCACCAATCATTAGTTGGTCTGGTGCAAGTGTATCTGCCTCGATTAGTTCCATGTCGCTCATTGTAGCATTCATTTTATTCCTCATCTTCAAATTCGTCTACTGGGTTAATAAACCAAGACAAGTGGTGTTGGTCTACAATTGCGTGGGCAGGTGCGTGGCTCATTCCCTTATAGAATACGCCTTCAGGCATAGCAATAAATCGGTCATAGTCCTCATCATAGTATGCGTCAATTGCCTCTATGCAAGGCTGAACCATAGAAAGTGGTACGGGTGGATAGTGATTACCCTGTAAGTGATACGCCAATTGAGTTTCTAAATCCAATACGCTATCCGCTAATCCAATTGCTGTAACTGATCCCATTATTTATTCTCCTCAAAATCGTTATCTGACATTTCTGCATACTGATTATTTTCAGTTTCTTTTAGGTTAGTATAAATAATAACCTGACCATAGTTATCATACCCTATGCCATAATTCGGAGCAATCTTGCTCATTCCTTTTGCAAAAGTAGTTATGTCCATTTACTTACCTCCCACAATTCCACTGCGATACAAAATTTTTGTATGCATTTTGCCACTAGGCTCTGATAAATTTACTGTACGGAATTCGTTAGCAAATCCGTGGTCAATAAATCTCTGATAAACTTCAACGGCACTTAGTGCGTCTGAGTAGCGACCAATCCAATTCGGCTTAGCCTCTCCGTCATTAGTTGTTGTTACTGAGTATAGGTATTCGTTCATTAGTTATTCTCCTTAGTTATAAATAGTTGGTGTGGGTTACAATCGCAAGACTCTGTATCAAAGTCCTCGCTATTGCCAAAGTATAGCCAACCTGTGCCATAGCATAGGTCGCAAGTAGTTATCTCTAAGTGCAATTCTTTCATTACTCCCATTAGATAGCCCCTTCCTGAAATAAGCCAATTTCTAAATCTAGCAATTCGCTAGGTGTTGCATTGTCCAAGTCTATCCAACCTGCACCCTCATTGTCAATTCTAAAAATCTCTATGTATCCCATTAGTTATTTTCTACCTTTACTGCTACTGTACGGCATACGACTTTTCCAAAATTACTAGGGCGTACTTCCACTAGATAACTTTCGCAACCCTGATACCAAACTGCGTTAGGGTGTTTCTCTGCTGAGATAATTTCTCCCGATAGTGTTCGTGAGCGGTATTTTGTTCCTACAAGTAGGTGTTCTATTGTATAGACATTTGCTGACATTTGCCAACCTCTTTCTTTTTGTTGATAATTCTATCCTACCATAGGGGTCTGACATTTTCGGTTAGACACGCCGTAGTGGGATAGACTTTCTTTTATTTATTTTTACTTACTATGTAAGTCTAGCCTATTACTCACAAATTATCAAGTTACTAGCCAGTAAGTCCAAATACTGAGACGCTCAAGCCATGTGATAAATCTCACAGCGTGGCGACACGCCCGAACGCGACGTCCCGTTTTTCTACTCTTTTACAAATAAATAAAATCCACTTGCTAAGCAGATCATTGAAAACCAAAACAATGCGTTTCCACTTTCAAAAAAGGTTTGATAAAAACTCATTTTATTTCTCCTCAATGTCTGCGACATAAACATCGCTTCGATTTATGTTTCCGTATTTCAATTTGAAATCGAATTGGTCAATTGCTTCATCATAGTTGTCTGCTTCGACATTTATGAAAGCATTAAATTCAAAGATAGCCATTACTTATTCTCCTTGTATAAAAAATCCCAAGCCTTACGGCATAGAATAATTGACTTGCAGTTATCACAACAGATAACCCCATGAGGGTTTAACTCAATGTCATAGATGTCAATTGTGGTAGTTACTGCACCACATACAGATTTAATTGGTACATAGGTACTCATTTATTCACTCCAACCATTTAGATTTTGAAATTCGGAATAAGGTAATTCAATTGTGAATACATTATTATTTTTATACACATTAGCATTTTTGCCTATTGTGTATTTTTCTAGGATTACAGTAGCGATACCGCTATCCTCATTTAGAGATACAATCTCCACGACTTTGTGGTTTATGTATTTTGAAGGGGGCAGAAAGAATTTATCTTTTGCGATTTTATTAGCAAGGGATAGGCTCATTTGTATTCTCCTTTCTTTATTAGTTCATCTAGCATTTTTGCTAGTGGGTCTACTTGCTCGTCTGCAAGATAGTTTTCTAATTCTAATTGTTTTACGAAGTCTATCATTTAGATACCTTCCAATCTGTCCACATTGGTAGACGCTCAGGGTCGGTATCATTGTACCAACGCTCAATGTTATTTTCACAAATTTCACAAAAAGTAAATTGTGTATCTGCAACCTCTGAGATAGCAGACTTGAAGGGTGTGTGTTCTACACACTTGATAATTGTTGAATTCATTTGAATTCCTTTCTAGTTCAATCACCTTGATTGACTTTCTTTATACTAGTAAGTATAGCAGGGGGGTCTGACATCTACTGACCAGTAATGCCACAAATCGGACATTTTGAAATGTGATGTAGGTCATGTGGATAACTCACGCTCAATTCTGAATGTGATCTGCGTCATGTGGACGACACGCCCGAACGCGACGTCCCAAAATTTTGAGTGTGGAGCAGTTTTAAATCTTGCTCAGGATTTTTTTTATTTAGTAAGTGTCTTTGTTACACGCTTCAAAAAATTTAGTTGAATCAAACCTTGGATTATCTGCTTCAAACATTGAACCAAATTCATCAACTAAGTCGTGAAAAGTAAATTCATCACCTATCAAATCTTTGAATGATGAAAGAATTTCAGCAGTTGCAACATAGTCCTTGCGTGTCATCATTACTCGGCCACCTTTAGAATTGCATAAGTGCCACGAGCATTTATTTCATCAAGTACAGGACCGAGGGCAGGCACTAGCAAATCTTTTAGCATTCCTTCAAGCATAGCAACCAAATCTGAGTGAGGGATAGATAGTGCTTGTAGTGCTACTGGGTGAGTTTCATCGAACTCGGTTACGAACTTTAGAGAGTGTTCTACTTTAGTCATTTATTTTATTTCCTATTCTTTAGTTTGATTTTGTAAGTGTAGAAGTGCCACGAAGTGTGCCACTAATTCCAAGGGTATCGCAAGCGATTTTTACTGCAACGCCAACAGGTAGTTGAGTTGGATAAGTTGAGATGAATTGAGCAACCGCACCCTTAGAGGCAAGGTTGATTTTTTTTGTAGAACCTGAAAAGGTTTCTAGTGTTATAGTGTAAGTCATTTTTAGACTTCCTTTCGTTTGTTTGATAAGACTATCTTACCATTGGGGGCTGACATTTTGGCTACTTATTCGCTAAGGCTCACTGTGATTTGCATCACATTTATTTGCTTAGGCTCATTAGCCAATTTGTCCTTTATTTAATTTTTCTTATGTAGTAAGACTATCACACATACCCTGAAAAGTCAAGGCGACACGCCGTAGGCGTTGTGTGATTTACATCACTTTTTTAGAGATTCAGCGTAGGCTGGGTCTGATACGCTTTCAGCGCCAAACTCCTCATAGATTTCTAGATAAATTTCATCATAGTATTCGTTATAGTCCATTTGGACTCCTTTCAATTTGAGAACCTTTCTCAATTTTCTTTATACTAGAAGTATAGCAGAGAAATCTCAAAAAGTCAAGACGACACGCCGTATTTTGAATGTGATTCGCATCACACGGGACGTCCCAAAAAATCGCAGAGTTTTATTTCTGCGATCTTGGTTTTTATTTATTCGTTTTCTAAATACGATTCAAAATCATTTAGAAAAACACGATAAGCGATTGGGTCGCATTCTTTTAGAATGTCAGCAGGATAAAATAAAATTCCTGCAATCATTACTGGGTCATGCGAATCATTTATGTATTCATCAAATTGCTCTTGCAATTCTTGTTCTAATTCATAGTCGGTTTTTTCATCAACCTCATTTAGCAATTCTGCTAAAACTGGCTCAACTGCTTTTGCAGCAAGGTCTAATTTTTCTTGAAGTGTTTTCATTTATTCATTCTCCTCTAAATTGAAAGTGTTTTCCATTATGGCATTGGATTTGCGTAGAGCGTCTAACGCTATTGCTAAAGAGGTGAGGCGTTGAGCCTCTATCATTTGCTTGTATTCATCTAAGTTCATTTATTTTACTCCTTCGAATAATTCTTTACACTTGTTGGGGTTATCCCACCAAGGCTGACCTGCGTGATACTTAGCAGGTGCTAAGACTACCTGCCCACAAGGGCAGAGGTTCATTAGACCTTTAGGGTAATCGCTAACCTTAGCGAAACCTTGACCGAAAATACTGTTTGACATTTTATTGTCCTTTCTAGTTCAGAAACCTTTTCTGACTTTCTTTATACTAGTAAGTATAACAGGGGGGTCTGACATTTACGAGGGTATAAAAGGTATAAATTGGACATTGTGATGTAGCACACATGTGATGTATACCACTATAGTTATACACAGGTTATCCACAGGGCACGTCCTAGATAGGGGGTACCTGTATAGGGGGTAGATCATGCACGTCCCCATGTGACGCATATCACACACGACACGCCGTGCTAGGACTTGACTTTTAGGGGTAGATGTGTTATTATACTAGTATAAGAAAAATTAAATAGAGATAAAAGGTTATGAGCCTAGCAAATAAGATAACAAAAAGTTATATGAGCCTAGCAAATAAGTGACCTAAATCACATAGCCCAAGCGTCTCATTATATGAGAATACTGGCTAGTAAGTTGATATTTATTAGATTTTTTGCTAGACTTACATAGTAAGAAAAATTAAATAAAGAAAAATCCTAGTGAGCCTCTGAGCCTACCAAATAAACCGATTATCGGGTGAGCGTAGCAAATAAGAGCAAATAACCTAGGTCAAGGAAAAAGGTATCAAATAGATATCGCATTAAAAAGAAAGGTGGTCATCAAATGACTACATTAACACTAGAACAAAAAATAAATAAGGCTGCTCAATTAGTAGCCGAGGGTAAGGTAGTATCCTTTAGGGGTGCGTCTGCCGATACCTATAAAAAGGTTATTGCCCTTGCTAATCGCATTAAGCAAGATGCAGAATTCCCACAATGCCCATGTGAGGAGTGTATCTAATGAGCCTACCTATTATCATCCTAGTTTTGTCAGTGCTATGCACTATAATTGTACTAGTCCCCACCATGCTAGATAAGGAAAGTGAATTCTAATGCACCTATACCTATGCTCATCATGTAACACCCTAGCGGTAGTTACACAAAAAGGAAAACAAATAACAATCAACCCCTGCTCATGCACTACAGAAAAGAGATAAATAAATGAACACAAATACATGCAAGGTAATTAACTGCGACTCAACAGAGTTAGTCTATAGTGGAACAGATGCCTTTATGCTAGGCATCAACACAGAAACCTATTGCTATAAGTGTGCTAATGCTTATGCACAGATAGATAGAGTTATGTCTAAGGTACGCCAAGATTACCTAGACTCACTCACCCCCACATCAACACTCACTACATCAGACTAAGGAGAATAAATGTTTGATTTTATTTCTGCACCATTCGAGTGGTTTGCTAATGTAGTACAGTACTCACTTATTTTTATGGCTATCATGATGCTAGTGCTAACAATCGGTGCGGTGGTTGCAATTCCTTTAGGTCTAAAACTTTTAGGTGTTGCATTCGCTAAAACTATTGTAGTAGAAACTAGCAAGGTAGTTAGAGATTTAGGTATTACTAACATAGACATCAAGCAAAAGAAAGATACCGAAAAGATGAAAAACTTTTTGGATCGCAAGGTGGTACCCATACTAAGTAAGTCGGGGTAGTACCCAGATCACTTTGCGGGTGGTGGTGTGATTAAATAAATACACATCATCACCTGTAAAAGTGCTCACTATATTTTTATGTTTTATTTTTTTATTTCTTGTATCATACATCTAGTAAAAATATTCAGATTTATGGTAGAATGAGATATGGGAATTTTGGACAATCTAGAAAATGCCTGGGACAGTGAATTCCAGTTTGAATCAAAAGCAATGCCTAACACTGACTCCATGGGTAGAGAACAATTTTGGGAAGACCTAGGTAGGCCTGATCCAGAAAACCTGTCTGTAAAAATTTTTTCAGAAACGGTATGTAAGGATTGCAACAAAAAAGACTTATATCATAATCAGATCCTAAACGCAGTACTAACAAACACTGGAACAGTTCTAAGAGGTGCTATCCCAAAAGACATGCTTCCATATTGGGAAGAATTCTTAAATAACGTAAACTCCTGTGCACATGATGATGATCCAATGTTTAGAAATGAAGCATTTGAGAAGGCTGGCAAGAAGGTTATAGGTATTTTACAATTTTGGGGGGAATTCAATTTAGTATCGCCTAAGACATCTGATCACTATAGAAACAAAGACTTCTATATTAGAGAATTGACAGAAATCTATGATGGTGAACTAACAGACATTAATTCTGTATTTTCTGTAACCGATTGGGACAAGTCTTCAACAAGACATAGAGATAACGCTGATGTGCTTAACCTTCAGTGTTTGGGTAAAACAAGATGGCGTACATCAGAGGAATATGACTCAGAGCCTACAGAGTTTATTCTAGAGCCAGGAGATGTGATATTTATACCTAAGGAACTATGGCATGAAGTGTCTGCTATAGGGCCTAGAGCAAACCTTATATTTGGTTTTGAAGCCAATAAACCTGGTTCTAGAGAAACTATTGTCGACTAAGTTTTAGTCTACATTAATAAGGTTGTTTGCCTTTAGCGCATCAACTAAAATACCATTGATGAAATTAAGTTCATCCTGATGCTGGGCAATCGAATTACGAATCTGCATTTCGTCAACACCATCTTGCATGGCTTTCTGAAAATTTAGATCATTGATGACATTTGTCATTAAGTTAACTACATCTTGTTTTTGTGGCATTGTATTATTCCTTTTCCTCTAAGTCAAACCAGTAAAATACTGGCATGGTATATCTGTTTGCTTTTTCTTTTCCTTTAAGTGGAAGTACTTGTAGAACTTCATGCATATATTGGCAGGGAAACAAAATTAAATCTCCAGGTTGGGGATCTAACTTAAAATCATAATCTGGAAAGTTAATCTCTCCGCCTGCATAGTCTTTATTGATATATATAAGAGATCCAATTGTAAATTGTGGCAGTGTTAATGGATAAGGAGATCCATCTGCAAGTCTCCAGTCTGAATGAGGAGCAAGGTGTGACATAGCACTCCATCTAACAAGTTCCAACTCTCTATTTCCATTATCTCTGATGACACTTAACTCTGATTCGGGGAAATAGACTTCTGTTATGTATTTGTTAGTTCGTGTATTTAATTCACGCATAACCTTTTCTACGTTTGGATCATCAATTTTATACTCTGGCAAATGCTCGGCTTCAATAAAATCTAGCCATGAGACTGATTTTGTATGAAAATCTGGAAGTGACTTTAAGTAGTCATCTAGGATAGACAACTCATCTGGCGTAGCAAAATTATGAACAACTCTGATAAGGTGTTTTCCCCATGTAAACATATTACTTCCATTCCGTCTCTTGGTCATAGGTAACAGAGTATTCTCCTGTAAAGATCTCTGCGTAAGATATGATATCTCTATTATACCGCATAACGGTTTCTTTGCCAACTTTGTCGCAGATGTACTTGATACCCCTGGTAAGTGGTTCAAACTTCATCCCCTGGCCTTCTAGGGCCTTATTAAGGGTATCTAGGTATCTTGCCTTGCCGTATCTTTTAGATGTAAATGATTGATCTACATAATCAAACCTTGCTTGTGCATCATTTCTTTTTGCAATGTCCGAATTGTCCATTATGTACTTAACTGCAGGATGATCCATCCGTGTAGACCAATTTCGCATGTTGTCGCTATATTTTTCCATATTGCGTAATGTAGAATCAGCGAAAGCCATGCGGATAAGGTCTTCTTCGGAGGTTTGGGCCTCTGTTGCGAACGAAATTAAAAACGCAGTGGCGAAGGGAAACTTGTCGCTATATGTCGCCACGCCGAAGTGCACATTTGGATTGAATGACTCAACCGACATATTATCCTCAAGTAAGCGCATATGATTTCCGAGAGAAACATACTCTTGCCTATTCATATCGCAATCGACGAACAAGCATTCCTCTGGGTTGATCCCGTCGGCGAGACATAAAAGATTTTTATCGTACGAACCTACTATTTTCGAACCGTTAAAGCGCTCTAATAATTTTGCGGTCATAAAGCCATCCATATCGGGGGATATGATAAGTTGATTTGAATAGTTAATAGTGTCTAGTATATCTTTAATCATTAAAATCCTAACTCCTTTAGTTTATTAGTAAATGATTGAGAAAACATAAAATTATCTCTTTCTCCGTAATGGACACCATCTCTTGCATATTCCCAATAATGAGGATACTTGCTATTTTTCTTTGAAAAAAGTTTTAGATCTATATCAATGTTTTCATATATATCAAATCCATTTTCTAAAAAAGACTTTTCTGTTAATTTTTTTATTACCTTAGCAGTATGTGGCTGCCAACTAGAA